ATCGCACAAATGAACGGAGATAAGCTAGAGGTCATACAGAAAGGGAAAGTTATCCCCAATTTCCACATACGGCAGGGGGAAAGAATTACAGAGTCCTCATATACAGAAGATTTAGACAGCATGGTAAATCGTGTATATATCTATGACTCAAATAATAATAAAATTGGAAGTGTGAGTAACTCAAACTGGATAAAGAAATACGGCATATTTCAAAATGCGATATCCGTAGATAGTGGAAACGGGAAAACAGAAGCTAAGGCAGAACTGCAAGGCATAAATAAAACCGCAAATTTGACTATGATTGGGGACTACAGATGCATTTCTGGATTAGGTGTGATTATAGAGGACTCCAGGACCGGACTGAAGGGAAAATTTTGGATAGAAAATGACAGCCATGAATGGAACGGTGGAGTTTATACGACAACTTTGGAACTTGCGTTCAAAAACGTGATGGATATTCAGGAGGAAGACGAGGAACAGATTGCGAATTCTGCAGGCGGCAGCAGTACAACGACCAGCAATGCACTGGATGATGTACTGAATCAGGCACGAGCATGGATCGGAATATCAGGAAGCACGAATGAAGCCACACAATACTACGGGTACAATGGAGTTGCATGGTGCTGCATCTTTCAATGGTCAATCTTCAATAAATCTGGACATGGAGACCTGTTTATGGGTGGAGGAAAGACTGCAAGCTGTTCTGAGGTGACACAATGGTACCAGGCAAGGGGAAAATTTGGAACAACGCCAAAAGTTGGCGCACTGGTAGTATACGGACCGGGTGGAGGAAGCCATATAGGCTTGGTGGAAAGTGTTTCCGGATCGGGAATCAACGATTATGTGTCTATTGAGGGAAATACAAGCGGTGCAACAGGTGGACTTGCAGCACGAAAGCAGTATGGAAATCGAAGAAGTGACGTATACGGATTTTGTTACATTGACTATCCTGTTACAACAATATCAGTTGGAAGCGGTACAGCAATATCCGGAACAACTGTAAATATTCCATCGTCCGTCCCGCAGACAGGGATTACCGGCAACTACACTTGCTATCCACAATTTTACGGAAGATGGAATGCAGGAACGACGCAAAGAAGAATTTCTGAAATATGGGGACAAAAAGGAAAGACTGGAAGCCCTGAAAACATAGCAACCATAGATGGTTATTATCTGATTGCTGTAACACAGAAATTTGGACAAGTAGGAGATATTGTATGCGTGGTACTGGCAAACGGAACAAGAATAAATTGCATGATCGCAGATGAGAAGAACCCAGGCGACAGCAATTACACAGAATGGGGACACGACCTCGGAGGCGGAAAGGCAGACGTAATTGAATGGGAATCGATGGTGTATGGATTTCCAAACGTGGATAAATGGAGAGGCCAAAGGGTAACGACTATTATTAACGGAGGAAGATATCAAGGCCTATAAATACATATGAACGATTCGTAGAGCAAATGAGAAAAGCTGGAAAATTCTATAACGCTCCGGTACCTCAACTTGGAATTATGATGGAGTCAGGAAAGGTCAGAATAGACACAATGACATTAAAAAAAGAAGATTATTTAATAGATTGTAATTTGCGCTTGAATCCGAACAAAAAAATATTCCTGCATGCTTCAGAACCTGAATCGGCAGAATATATGACAGACTCCGACCATAATGTCACCATGGAGGAATACAGAAAAAACATCTTAAAAGAAGGAGATATCGTTCTTCTCTTGAAACTGCATAAACATGAGAAATACATTTTGATTGCAAAGGTGGTGGAAGCAGAATGATGTTTCCGTTTGAAGAAACTGAAGAAGAAACTCAGGAAGAAAATTTATATATTCCCCGGGAATATGGAATTGATTTTGAGACAGGGCAACTTTCCGGAAAGATAGTCGAAGGATACGATGCGCTTCTTGTGTGGGCGTGGTTGGCGTTAAGAACACCACGCTATCGGTATTATATCTATTCAGAAGATTATGGACAGGAATACGAGAATCTTGTAGGAAAGAGTTATTCTGAAGAACTGACAGATTCTGAACTGGAGAGGATGACGGAAGAATGTCTGACAGAAAATCCGTATATAACCGGAATTGAGAATTTTTCATGCGTAAAACAGGAAGAAAAGATTACACTGACGTTCAGACTTATAACAGAACTTGGCGACGGGGAGGTGAACACAGATGTTTGAAGAAATGACTTATGAAACAATAATGCGCTCAATGATGGAAGATATGCCGGATGATATCGACACATCGGAAGGCAGTCTGATATTTAATGCATGTGCAAAACAGGCAGTAAGACTTGAGGAAGCTTATTTGATACTTTCGGGAATTGAGAAAAATATGTATGCGGACACTGCGGATTTGGAACACCTTATCAGGAATGGAAATGACAGGGGATGCTACATCAATCAAGCGACATATTCAGAAATTACCGCTCAATTTAACTGTGAAGTGCCGCTGGGGTCGAGGTGGAACCTTGGTGAATATAATTACACTGTTTTTAATGTAATAAATGATGCGGAACATATATACAGACTTGGATGCGATGAACCAGGAGCAGAACCAAACCATATTACAGGAGAACTTGACCCTATTGAATACGTGGAGAATTTCGAATGGGGTAGAAGTATCAAATGCATTCTGGAAGGCACTGATCAAGAAGAGACAGAAAGCTATCGCGCAAGACTGTTGGCAACTTATAATTACCGAGGATTCGCCGGAAACCGAGAATATTATAAAAGCCGTGTTAAAGAGCTGAGAGGTGTCTATGGATGCAAGTTGGAACGGGTTAAAACGCCATCTGACAGAATTGCGATAACTATCATTGGACAGGACTATAGAACACCATCACAAGATGTTATTACTGCAACACAGACGGCAGTGGACCCGATTGTAAACAGTGGAGAAGGAGAAGGATTTGCACCCATCGGACACAGGGTGTCCATTACTGGAGTAAAAGAAACAACCGTAAATATCACAACGACTATAACATGCGAATCCGGATACACTACAGAAGCTTTGACGAGCTATATTAATCAGGCTGTTGATGAATATCTGCTTAGTCTTCGAAAAGAATGGGAAGAAAACGACACGATTATTGTACGTATTTTGCAGATAGAAGCTGCGATTGTAAAAATTAAAGGAATAATAGATGTCACAGGAACACTGATCAATGGGACAGATGACAATCTACAGATAACAGATAAATCAGTCCCGGTAAAAGGGGAGATTACATGCACATAAAAGTGGAATATCCGGAAGCTGTAATAAATATCCGGGAAATAAAAGCGTGCATCGACGCAGGAGACACGATTGGCGAAATTCTTGAAAGACATTTGGAAGAAATAGATCAGGATATCACAATTAAGACATCTGCAGAGTCAGGCATACAGCACAGAGAAAAGATCCTTGGAATCCAGCCTCTTGATACGGCGAGCCTGGAAGACCGGAGACTGGAAGTTCTTTTGAGGTGGTGGTCAAGCCCTGTATACACAGAAACAACATTACGTCAAAAGCTGGATGCTACACTCGGAAAAGAAAATTATATACTAAAGATAGATCTGGACAGAAAACTGCTGTCATGCCAAATCGAAGTGACAAGAAAATATATGTCCAACAGCGTCAAGAACCTGTTTGAACAGATGGTACCACTTGACTATTTGCTAGAAATAATTCTTAGATACAATCAATACAAAAAATATAAACCTTATACATATAAGCAACTAAAAGATAAGACATATTACCAGCTGCGGAATGAGGAGGTAACATTTGCAGAAAACAACTAATTATGGATTCCCAAAACCAGAGGATGATGATTTCTTTAACGTGAAAGATTTCGCAGACATGATGGACAAGGTCGATGAAACTCTTGCAAAAGTAGAAAATGCTGGAGGAATTTATGTCGGAGGGACAAACCTTTCGACGGAAGCTACGATTAACGATGGAGAAGCAGAATACCCTGTTCTGAGCAAAAATGCAAGCTCTATATCAGAAATAACGTTGTTCTCAAAAAGTCTTGCACTGAAAATAGGAACATATTCAGTTATGATTCGTATGAAGGTTTCAGATATATCGAAAACCGATTCTGTTATATCTGTAAAAATCAGAAAAGGATCATATACCGGAGAGATCATTAAAGAAATCCGCATTTCACCAAACATGTTTGATGCAAACAATAAATATAAGATTTTGGGAACTGTCGTAGACTTTGGGGAAGTAAAAAAAGGTACGAAAATGTACATCGAAGCGTCGATTTTAAAAACAACAATAATGGAAACAGTAACAATTGACTATATGCTCGTGAACCCGGCTTACACGTCAGTGTCAGCAGTATAGGAGAAGAATAAGGATCATAACAGCTGAATCTTTGAAACGGATCAAAGAAAAAGTAAAAAAAACAATGATGAGCAGAACAGCAGAACAAATGGGAGGATCACTGAAGAAATATGCAGCACAGGAGTATGATTTTGATTTCATGCCGCAGAATGGAAAACAGGTTTCAGATGAGCACATTCGAAAGATCATTGATCCGCTTTTAGAAATCAACGATTTCCTGCCAGATAACAGTCTGAAAAAAGAAAGAACTGCACTTGAAATGACATTGGAAAAAGCAGAAAATTTCGCAGACAAAATGCTGAATATACAGAAAGATGCAAAGGTATCGGGGTGTAGGGGAAATTGCACAGGTCTATGCGAACTGGCCTGTGCATCTGCCTGTATGGGGTGCACTTCGTGCTCTGGAAACTGCAGCACTACATGTGGAAAACAGTGCTCAGATGGCTGTTCAGGCGGCTGTGGCGGTTGCACAGGCGGTTGCTCGAGCGGCTGTACACATACATGCGGTGCAGGATGCACTACATCAATAAAAGCTTAAAAGGAGGAATGCGAAAGGGCTTGTACATCTAGTTGCGGTACTCAGTGCGCGACAAGTTGTCAAAATACGACGAAAGGAAATTGCGGAAGCTCATGCGGAACCGCATGTTCGACTAGCTGCAAAACTGGATGCAGTGGGAATTGCGACAGGCAATGCAATAGAGCATGTGAGGATGAATGTACGGGTTGTCAGGCAGAATGCAGAGACGATTGCACAGCTGGCTGCAAAACGGATTGCTTCCAGACCTGCACGACAAATTGTGCGCAGACTTGCGCAGACTGTACAAACGAATGTGGAGGCACTTGCTTTGCAACATGTGCAGATGACTGTTCGGGTAGCTGCAAAAATAATTGCACTGGATGCGGCTACAGCTGTTCGTACGATTGTTCGGGATGCTCCGGAACATGTTCGGGGTACTGTACCGGATGCGACAACAGATGCACAGCATCATGTTCGACATCATGCACCGGATGCTCTGGTTGCAGTTCGTGCGGAAGTTCATGCGGATCCGAATGCACATCTTCATGCATGGGAGGATGCGCAGAATCGTGCTCAAATAGCTGTTCTACGATTTGCGGAGGATGCAGTACTTCATGCTCGTCAAATTGTTCTACTAATTGCGGAAATACATGCAAAGATACATGCTATGGGCAAGTTTCATCTGCGGTAAAATGACCGACTTGGTCATTTTTTTGAAAAACAGGAGGAAGAAAAATGAAGTTAGTTTTAAAAAATAAACAGGAAATAGAAATAGCAGGAATGAACAATTCATTCTCATTTGAAAAATTTAAGGATGGAAAAGGAAATGAATTAAGTTACAACAGCCTTATCACCATGTATGTGGGAGAAAATGAAACTTTTGAATCAGTTAAGAAAAAATTATCAGACGGAAACGACTCGGAATTCGCATTAAGCGTTGGGAAAACAAAAAGGGACTTCCCAGGATGGAAAGTGGACGTGATCACAGAGGATCTGTCAGACAGAGGAAGTGTGATCACAATAAAACTTGGAGCGATCTAAAAAGGAGAAACTATGAGAAAGATAATTGTAGAAATCGAAAGAGAAAAAGCAGAATACATTGAAAGATTAAACTTTGAACTGGGATTTGCAAAAGATGTTATCCAGAGAATCATTGAATCACATCCGAACGATCCGGATGTGATCAATTCCGAAGCATTTAAAGCATATCAAAAAAAAGGAGCAGAGCTGGAAGCGGAGTACAAACTGGCAGTTCAGGAAATTGAAAAGTTGTATATACCGGGAGCAATAAAGAAGCATAAATATAATTGGATGCTTCCAAACAATTCGACGAAACTTGAGATCAACATAATGTGCAATTGTGAAATCGAAGGTATTGAAAATGAAAAGAACTGAGCAGTACACAGAACAATTAAGCCGATTATATCCGGAACTTCATCAGGCAAATGAAAAAGAAAAAATTTTAACACAGACAGTGACATTTCAGATCACCGATAATTGTAATCTGTCGTGCACATACTGCTACCAGATCAAAAAAGGAAAACGCAAAATGAGCCTTGAAACGGCTGAGAAAATGATAGATTTACTGTTAACCGGAGAAAAAGGGATGAAAGAATACATCAACCCCCATAAATCTCCGGGATTGATCATTGATTTCATTGGCGGTGAGCCGTTATTGGAAGCAAAATTAATAGACCAGATATGCTCATATGCAATTGGCAGAATGATAGAACTTAATCACCCTTGGCTTGATAAAACAATGTTTTCTATATGCTCAAACGGAACATTATATCATGATCCAGAGGTCAGGAAAGTACTTGATAAATGGAAGAACAGATTGTCTTTCTCGGTCACAGTTGACGGGAATCAAGAACTGCATGATTCTTGCCGCATATTCCCAGATGGAAGCCCTTCGTATGACTTGGCAGTATCCGCGGCAAAAGATTGGATGGACAAAGGGAATTACATGGGTTCGAAGATCACCATTGCACCGGCTAATGTAATGCATACATACGATGCAATTATTCATATGTTCGAACTTGGATATAATGAAATCAACGCGAACTGTGTATATGAGGACGGATGGAAGCCAATTCATGCAACCGTCCTATATAATGAGATGAAGCGTCTCGCGGATTACATTCTGGAAAATAATATGGATTTCGAAAATGATTATTATTGTTCACTGTTTGAAGAGGAGTTCTTCCATCCAAAGCTCTCGTCGGATCTGGAGAACTGGTGCGGCGGAAATGGAGTGATGTTGGCCGTAGATCCGGCAGGAATTATATATCCGTGTTTGCGCTACATGGAAAGCTCTTTAGGAAATCAACAGGAACCTTATTCGATCGGAGACGTAGATTCCGGAATCTGCCAGTGCGAATGCCACAAATGCCGCGTAGAATGCCTTAAAAAGATTGATCGGAGAACACAGAGTACGGACGAATGTTTCTTCTGTCCGATTGCGGAAGGATGCTCCTGGTGTACTGCATATAACTATCAGGTTTATGGGACACCAGATGCACGTGCAACCTATATCTGTATTATGCATAAAGCCAGGGCACTGGCAAATGCTTATTTCTGGAACCGATATTATATAAAAAATAATATCAACAAGAGAATGAAAATATATGTTCCGGAAAACTGGGCACTGGAAATCATTACAAAATCAGAGTGGAAACTGCTTAAGGAGATGGAGCAATGTCTGGAATAGCGAAAGCAGTCGTTACATTTAAATCGGACAATCCTGAGAGTACGCTGCATTATGAATTGATTAAAGCAAAAATAGAAGATGATGGACATCTGTACATATATATTCCGGATAATGTAGCGAAAAAACTGAGTTTTGAAATTGATACAGATGGTATGTTGCAGAGTATCTGTAAATCCGGAAAAGTAAACTTACAGATTAATACAGAAGGAAGGCTGGAGGTGGAAACTTGACAATATGGACAGACCTTGGAATTGTAACTGCATATGGAAATGCGGTGGAAGCCGGGTATACAGGAACAAAAGAAGAATTTGGAAAACTGCTGGCTGATATTTTAAATTCTTCAGAGCAGATAAAGAAAAACCAGAAAAATATTACAGAAACTGCCACAGAGACAGGAATTCTGAAAGAAAAAGTGGAAGAATTATCAGGAAAAGTAGGAAATTCACTGACAGAGGAAGAAGTATCAGAAGCGGTAAACACTTATCTGAAAGAAAACATTCCCAGTCTGATTCCGGACAATGTTGTCCTGTTCGAAGAAGACGACGAAGAGGAAACGATAACACCTGAGAAGATCATAGAAGCTGTTATTGAAAAAATGGAGCTGAAAGCGGTAGATGATCAGACTCTTGGCTTATATATCAATTCAAGACTGATAAACAGTGTGAAATTGGAAGAATTCAAAACCTTTGACGTAATATGTACAAGTCTTACAATCACGCCCGCTCATATCAAAAAGTACGGAAAAACCGAAATTGAGCTGATAGCAGAAGCAACACCGAGTGACTGTACGCAGAAGGTAAGATGGTTTACTACTGATGAAAAAATGGCAACGGTATCAGACGGGACTGTAAGTACTACAGGAAAACAGGGAACTGTGACCATATATGCAGTATGTGGAAATTACAGAGCAGAATGCCTGATAGAGATTGAAGCATATGTTTATCCGGAAGTGGTTTTCCAAATAGGAGAGATATCTGAGACAGTTGGAAGTGCATATGCACGAACAGTCGATGCAAAAAAGATGAGAATTTCATCAGATTATATAAAAACACCAGTTGATACAATAATCACTATGACAGGTGGAAGTAGTTATTTCTACCAGTTGTACAAATATTATGATGATAAACTGATTTCTTTTACAGCCTGGAACAATTGTACAGGAACAATCCAGATTTCTGCTGAAGAATGTTCTGGAGTTGCTATTAAAATCCGTAAATCAAACTATGGAACCTGGACAGATGATGAGGCAACGGCATTTGCAGGAACTGTAAAAATTGAAGGTGCTTAGGAGATAAGAGAATGGGAATAACATTTAAGGATAAACAGGGTAATACAATAGCAAAGTTACTTCAGTTTGTTGCAACGGATTCTCAGGTGAATGCGGCAATCACGAAATATCTGGATGAAAATGGAATTTCACTGGCTGAAGGCGTGGATCTGAAAAAAATGGATAAAGATATCCGACAGAATACAACAGAAATTGATGGATTAAAAGAATCAGTTGCGGAGACCCAAAAAGCACAGACAAATATTTTACTTCAGTACAAAGACTATTTTCTGCATGATTTTGAAGCTGGTTATATTGATGATAAGACTGGCGTAAACACATCCGCTTTGGGATATATTCGCAGTGCAGGATTTGCAAAGATTGATGTGACAGATTCCGTTCTGATTGCAAATATGCCGGAAGGATATATCTGTGCATATTATTTTTATAATGCGCAGAAAGAATTTCAGGGAGCGACCTCCTGGATGACCCCAACAGATGTTTACAAAATATCAGACAGCCAGGTAGGATGGTATGTCAGGGCTATTATTCATTGCTCGAATTCGGTAGATCCGGATGCCATCAATATTATATTAGCAGGATCGGCAGTAAGTGATATTCTGGAAAAATTTGCAGAAGATAATAAAAAGACAAACTTACTGGGTGAGAACGAGTTATCAACTGCTGATAAACTGGAACTGAACATTACAAAAGCAGCGATAAAGCCTTCCTATGATGCCAATAGTGTTATTATTTCATTTTTTACGGATCTTCATATTACCTGTCCAACAGGAAAAAGTGTGGAAGAGATTGCTGCCTCTGCTGCCAAGATCAGGAGACATCTGGCCGGATATAACATTCTGTCAGAAGAAATCCCTGTTGATCTGTGCGTTTATGGGGGAGACTATTTAAACAATTCATCACAGACGAACAAGGAAACAGCTTTAAATGGTCATGCAGCAGTAAGAAGTCTGATAAATCAGACGAACAGTGAGATACCTGTCATCATAGGCAAAGGAAATCATGATGATAACACAATGTATACGGATTATAAAAATGGATACGTGAATTCAAACCAGATATATGAGACGCTTGCGGGTAAAGATGCAAAATTATCACACAGGGATACAGACCATCTGGAAAAAATGTACGGATATTATGATATTCCAAACAAAAAAATCAGGGTATTTATGCTTAACAGTGATGATGTACCCACATCAGTGAGTGAGGATAACAAACTATCCTACGGAGGACAGAATAATTCCGGATTCAGCCAGGAACAACTGAAGTTTGTAGCAGACAATCTTGCTTTTAAGGAAGAAGGCTGGCAGGTGCTGTTCTTCAGCCATCATCCATTAAAGACTTTTGATAATGAAGATACGGAAGCTGATGGCTATACCTGCAGTGGAGTGACTGCTTCACATGGAGGGGCAGCATTACTGGAACTTCTTGCTGCTTTTAAAAACAGGCAGAAAGGAACACTGAAAAATAGCATCACTGATTTTAATATATCGGTGGATTATGATTTTACCGAAAATAAATCAGATACAATTATTGCCAGTATATGTGGACATACACATGTATATTGCCATAAAGAAGCGGAGGGGATTCACTTCATTGCAACGCGTGCGATAATGGGACATCCAACCTATTCTTATATATCAACAAGCTATTATATTCTCATTGACCGTGTTCACAGAACGATAAAACTCATTGCCAATGGTGATGGTAACGATTATGAGTACGAATATTAAAGCTGAAAATATGGAAAAAATCAGAGCGGAGCCGAAAGGTTCCTTTTATCTTGCTTAAATTGCGCCGGCGCAATTGCCGGGGAAAGAGTGAAACAGTGGAAGAAATACTCATGCAGACATATACTATTGTATTACCGATCCTTTTAGGCTATATCGTATGGCTCCTGAAGAACCAGAAAAAAGACCGGGATGCAAACAGTAAAGGGACCATGCTCCTGCTTCGGGTACAGATGATTGAGTACCATACGAAATACACAAAACTGGGAGATATCCCTTCCTATGCATATCAGAACTTCTGTGAGATGTACGATGCTTATCATGCATTAGGTGGGAATGGTATGGTGACCAAAATGAAACAGGAAATCGAAGAATTGCATATTAAAAGAAAAGGAGAATGATTATGGAACAGATCACAAACTATGTAAAACCGGAACTCATCGTAGTAGCTATTGCCTTAT